TAATTTCTTTACTTGATTCCCAAACATACAATCCCTTTAATGAAGGATGAATAAAAGTAGGATCTCTTAAAACTACAGCTGAATGACTGTAATTACTATGTGTTGCCCATTTAATCATACTAGTAAAAGCGCCAAATAATCCGTGGCTATTTTTATCAGAACATAATATCAAGTCACCTGTTTTTAAATACGAAAAATCCATATATATATAAGTATTTGATTTTTATTTATATGTATTTATTATATATGATTTACACATTATATATGAAATTATCAGTTTATATTCAGTATGGTTATTATGAAATAATGAGTTTTATTGAAGATTGTATAGAAAATACTAATTATAATAATTATAATAAATATCAAAAAAGATTAACAGATGATGAAATAAATGAAAACATAAATGAATTATATGAAAGAAATATAGAAGAAAATCCAACCGAATATCTAGGTTTAGATTATGGAGAAGAATGGGAACAAGTTTAGAACAAAAAAATAAATTTATATTTATTAGCAAAATATATCAAATATATATATATATAGTATATATATATATGTCCGAAAATATAGAGGATTTGAAAAAAAACATGAGAATAAGAAATCGTTTAACCGAAGATGAAAATGAAAAAAGAAACAAAGAAATAATGAAACAAACAACAAATTTAAAAGAAGAAAATGAAAAAATAGAATTATTGGTTAAAGAAAAAGAAGAAGAGGGGAGAGAAAAAAAGGAAGCAGAAGAGCGTAAAAAAGAAGAAGAAGAATTGGCAGAAAAAAAACGATTAGAAGAAGAGGTGAAATTAGAAGAAAAATTAAATAAATGGATTTTACAAGAAGAAACAGCAGAAAAAGAGTTAGTTCATTTATTAAACCAACATCCAGAAGATTTTCAAAACGTCGATAAATTTTTCTTTTCAAATAGAATGTCTAATTTATATCAAAAATTAGCTACAAAAAAAGCAGTTCAAAAACTACAATTTAAAGAAAATGTGAAACGTGGTAAGATAATGAAAAAAAATAAACCATTTATTATGAAATTAATGTAAATTAATTAGAATTTTGAATTTTAATTAATTAAATAAAAAATGAAATTTAAATCTCCATACTTCGATTTCAGTATAAATACTTCTATCTACATTATCATATAATTCCATTAATTTATTTCTAAAAATGATACCTAATTGATTTAGATATTTTACATTATATGAGGTTCCGTTATATAAAATCCATTTATTTTTATAAACTAAGGTAAAAATTTTGTTACATATTTCAGAACAAACTTCTTCATTTGTGCTATTTTCAATATCATTTAAATATTTACGTAAATCTTGTTCAAGTTTTATACTTCTTTTATTTTTCGTATCATTTCTAGTGATACGTTTAACAAAATTATTATTTTTTTTATTGATTTCTTTTAAAGTAATATCATCTAATGAAAACCAACCTCTACAAATAGGACATCTAGCACTAGATATACCATTATAATTTATATAATCATGCATAAACCATTTTTCAATACATGCTTTGCAGAATTCATGACTGCAACCTTTAATATAAACAATTTTTCGTTTTTTATTTTTAATATCTTCAAAAGGTCTAAAACAAATAATACATTTCATAATTTTATATATAATATTACTTTAAAATCGATATAAATATATATTTATTGTTTTTGTATAGATAATGCCTTATATCTTAAAATTGCAAGTTGTCAATAAAGACGTTCTCCCTTATTATGAAGAACAAATAGCAAAGCGTGTAGAATCAGCGAAAACAAATCCATTGATGGATTCGGGTTTTGACTTATATTGTCCAGAAGATGTCGTTTTTCAATATGATAGTGATTTTACAAAACAATATGATAGAACAAAATTAGTAGATTTGGGTATCAAAGCTGCTGCTTATGAAGTGAGAAATTTTAATCCATCTCAACTAACTAATTTAAGTGTGGATCTTTGTCGTCCGTATTCATTAAAATGTAGGTCTAGTATTTATAAAACAAATTTTAGATTAGCAAATTGTGAAGGTATAATAGATGCTGGTTATAGAGGTAATTTAAAAGCGGCGGTAGATTGGCACATGTTACATTCAGAAGCTAATAATGAAGAAGATTATAAATCATTATTTACAATGAGAAAAGGAGCAAGATATTTTCAAATATGTATGCCAACTTTGGAACCATTTAAAGTATATATAGTAGATAAATTAGATGAAACTCAAAGAGGAGAAGGTGGATTTGGAAGTACAGGAAAATAAATATTTTAATAAAATCGAATTAAATAATAATTATAATATTAAGATTATAATTATTATGTCAAGTCAGCGCAATCAACGTTCAAATCAAATGAGAAATCAAAGTTCCAGAGGAAGTTCAGGTGGTGGTCGTGGAAGATCAGGAGGTAGAGGTAGAGGTAGAGGTAGAGGTAGAGGTAGAGGTAGAGGTAGAGGTCGTTACAATAATCGTCGTTATAAACGTTATGAGCAACCAAAACCTAAGGAGCCTGAAATTAAATGTCGAACGAAAGAAGAAAAAAAACTCGATTGGCAAAGAAAAATAGAAAAAATGGAGGATTATTATTTGGATAATGGAACAACACCTATTATCCCTAGATTGAATGATTCCAAAGAAAACAAAACATTGAATCTTGAATTAAAAGATTTTAACGCAAAATTGTATGAAGATGACGGTTGGACATTGGAAAGAAATGAAGCAGGTGAAGAATATTTTACACATCCTTATTCAGAATTAAAATTTCCGGTATCATATAAGCAATTTGGAAATGGAAATTTTATTCCAGTTCCACAATATTTGCGTGAAACGGATGTTCCGGGTAATTCTATCAGTAGAGAACCAAACAAATCAAATCCAATGTCGTGGTATTTTTCAGAATTGACTTATAATCCTAAGATGAATGCGAATATGTCTTATACAACTGAACAATTCAGATTTCAGGAGTTTTGGGATACAAGAAGAGGTAAGAGAAGAGAAAAATATCACAATTACATTGAAAAGCGAGTTCAGAAAAAAAAGTTATATGAACAAATGAGAGCAAAAGAAGGTAATAAATATGATAGAGTTATCAACTATTAATAAAGTTATCAAATAATTTTAATAAATAACTAAAAAACATTTTTTTATATAATAATAATTGATGCTAATATATAATTATTTTATAGAAATATTTACAATAGTAACACTTGTATTTATTTGTTTTTGGATCGATAAATATATACTTAAAAGAATTTGTAAAAAACCCGATGAAGTAATAATAAGAGATATAATAAGAGATAGAATAGTTACAGATAGAAATGAAAGCGAATTAAGTGAAGAAGATGATTATTTTACACAAACAAGTGAAGATTCAAGTAATTATTCAACAGAAACTGATAGCGACGAAGAAACTACAACTGAAATAAGAATGTTAAAACCTGATTATGATGAAGAAACAGAAAATGAATACGGTGAATCGTTAAACGATAATGAAAATAATTGAAATAATAGTTGAATGTTAATATAATTAACTTAATAATAATTAACTTAATTATATATATAAATGGTGTATTATAGAATAGCGTGGTGTATAAAAAAAGAAAATAAATATTGCTTTGGAAATTGGCAACCGGCAACAAAAATATTAGAATTGGAACATTGGGTCGATAAATCCAATCAAAAATCAGATTGTTATTATTGGATTGAATCAAAAAAAAATATGATGTCTGAAGTTTATAATTATAAAAAGCCAAAAAGTAGTTTATCCACTATAGAAAAAGAATATGTTTCTATTGAACAATTTAATAATGTAATTTAGAAATAAATAAGTAAAATATAAAAAAAAAGTTAAAAATAATTAAATAAAATATATTAAAAAAATAAAATGAAAAAAGTTGAAAAAAATAGGTCGGATTATTTATATGAAAAATATGGACATATAATAAACTCTAGAGATGATCCTGTTTTAAAAACGGGAGTAATTGATTTAAACGTGCATGAGGTCCATCCATCCAAATTGGATTATGGTGAATCAGCAGAATTTGTTTTGATGGTTGCTATTAAATCTTTAAAAATATCTCAAAAATATAAAAAAGAAGATTTTGTTGTTTTTTGTGATATGCGAAAATCATCAATAAAAAATTTTTCATATAAATTTATAAAATATATTGATAATATAGTTATGAAAGCGTTACCGTATAGATTAAAAATAGCATATTTTATGATAGGTAAAAACAGCAATTATGCTTTGGTATATCAAGCATTTTATAAAATAGCTCAAAGAATAATTCATCCAGAAACATTAGCAAAATTTAACATTATATATAGATAATTTGATATAGATAAATTTTACTATTATTAGTATTAAAATTTATTATTTTTCATTTTCTTGCGGAGAAGCAGCAAGTTTTTTATCGGGACTTCTACCAAATTTTTTTGTCCATTTTGGAATAAAATATTCAGATTTTTTATCTTTATAATCCGTAAAACCACTCATACAATAGTCAAATTCATAAATTCCAAGTCTATAACCTTTATTGAAGGATAAATTATTATACGGAGGTTGGTTGCATTCATATAAATAATTATTTGGACGAACGTCAATATTTAATTTTTCAACTAATTCCATTCTAGCTTTATCTTTTATAGCATTATGATAACCTTTCGTATAATCAAGTTGTTCTCTAGCCGAAACTAATCTAGTAATAAGTGATAAACTTTCTACAGAAAGGTCATTATTTTTCCTTTCTTTTTTCTTAATTCTTCGGTCAAGTAATTTATTATCATACATTAATTTATCATTTTCTATAATAGTTCTCCTATACAATTGAGTTATGTTATGAACATCTTCGCTTATTTCATCATTTGACATAGCAGCAATAGATGTAAAATCTCTTCTACACATAGGACATGTAGGTCTTACGCGTATCCATCTAAAGAAACAGTCGCGACAATAAATATGACCACATGGTGTATTTACAACATTTTTACCAGTGCATGGTTTATAACAAACACAACAATCATCTATAATAGGATATTCATTAATATCAGAAACATCGCTATCGCTTAATTCTTCTTCTTCTCCGGGATCCACAGTCGTATCATTAACAATGGGTTGAACTTCCTGTGTTTCAGCTTCAGAATTCTCTTCATAAGTTCCTGATTCGTGTTCTTCTACCTCATTCTCTCCATCTTCTTGATGAGCTGGTGGTGCTGTCGCTCCACCATTTTCTTCACTTTGTACAGTAGGTATTTCCACATGAATATCTTGGAAAACAGTATCTTCAAAAACATCAGAATCTTCTTGAATGTCAAAATCTTGAAATAAAGTTTCGAGTCCTTCAAGATCGTTATTACTATTATCAAGATTATCATTGCTATCGACATCGCTTAGAATTTCGCTAAAATCTTCGACATTCGATTCATTTTGTATAGAATTAGTCATATTATCTATTAATTCGATTAATCCTTCTAATTGTTCTGGTTCAACACTCCAACTAGGTGGATTAATCATATCATTATAAACAGGAGTATTATCCATATTTTCACTTTCGTTATTATTAGATTGATCACTCATTGGTAGTAATTATAATAAGTTATAAATAAATTTATTCGATTTTAAATAAATTTTAAAAATCGAATCGAAATAGTTAAAATAGTAAAGAAATATATAACGATGACTACATTAAAAGATTTGAAAAAAAAACAAAGAATAATTGATAATATTCAAAAATTAGATGTTCATACTCATTATGAAAAATTAGATGAGTTTATGCTATTAAATCCTAATCTAACAAGTAGTCAATATGTAAAAAATATAGATTTCCATCCATTCACTGTAGAATCATTTGAATATATATTAAACCAAATAAATAAGTGTAGAGTAACATGGTTTGATATAGGACCATTTATAAAAAATAAAGATGGGACATGGTATAATAAAAAGTCAAAGAAAATTCAAACAATAGAAAATTTAGTTAAAGAAAATATAGAATTAAGAGGAAAAAACAAAGATTTGTCTAATCAAAATTCAAATTTAATAACTATGTTAGAAAAATCAAAACAAAATCTATAATATTAATTACGAAGTGAGTTAATAAATGGTCCTAAGTGATTATCAATATGAGCATATCTTCTTGAAGTAATGCCAGCAGGAGGCATTTCAGAATTATCAATTTTTTTATTAACCCCATCTTTTTTATTAACTTCATCTTCAATGACAATTTCTAATTTTTTAATAATATTTTTTAAATCATCGCATAGAATCTTTGCTTTTTTTTCAATAGGTTCTTCAAGGTCAGAAACACAAAAATTCATTTTATATAATAAACAATTAGTTTTTAAATCTATTTGTTAATTTACCAGGGTGTTAATAAATTATCAGAAATATCAGGATTAATAATGTTTTCAGTTGGTAGATATGTATTTTCTACGAGAGGATGGGTAAAAATACTTGGTAATATTTGCTCTTCATTGGTAGCTGTATTTTCAAGTCCTAAACCAGTATATTGTAAATAATCTTGATCATCTAGAGCATTTCCACTACTATCAACATAAATATATTTTTGCAATTTTACTGGATCAAAAGCACCATCAGGTGGAGATCCATGTTCTTTAATATATAACCAATAACGCAAATCTAAAGAAATAGTGGCATCTAAATTACATAATAAAGCGGCTTGAAATTTTTTATTAGCTAGATAACTACCACTTCTAATAACTTCATCTTGTTCTTCAATAATTCCTTGCATTTGAGCGATTTGTGTAGTTAAAGCACCATTTGTATTTAAAATAGTAAAAGTATGTCTTATACATAAAACATGTTCATAAACAAGTTGTGATAAGACTTTTATAAAATTTGTATCTTCAGTGGAAGTGCTTGTATTAACACTCCATGTTCGCACTTTTGTTTCAATTTCTGCTCCATGTTCTTTATCAAATTCTTGAACTTCTAATTGAGAAAAATAATCTCCTAAAAACCTTGTTACATAATATGGTTTAATATATTGATTATAATATAGTAAAATGTCATTATAAACAGCTTGATTTTGATCTAAACTAATACCCTGTAGAGAACCACCAGTTAATGTTGTGGCATATGTGGGTGCAAAAAGACTCATTGTTGAATGTTTTTTTGGCATATATATACATATTTCAAAAGAAATATAGATATATTAATTATTAATTACTAATTATTGTAAAACCTTATACGTTAAATTATTCATGTATAGAATATAATAAATCAGTAAAAGGATTATATTTATTACTTCCTTTAATTTGTAAGGCTGCTTTATATTTTTTGATTAATAAATCTTTATTTTGCATAGTTTTTTGCAATCTTTTATTTTTTTTTTCTAATCTAGATATTCTATCTTCTATATTATTATCATTATTAACATCATTATCATTTGATTTAATAGTTTCGATAGGGATATAATTTTCAAATAAATTACATTTTTTCATATTTAAATCAGAAAATGAAACAACACAATTTTTCAGTTCAATATTTTTTCTAAAAGTATCCATAATAGATACAAAAGTTTCTTTGTTTTTTGTTAAATGTTCTATTAATTTAAAAGTAAAACAACTAAACCAATTTGAATTACTATTAGATACATTAAAAAGTCTTTCATAAGAGTCTGCGTTGTCACAGGATGATGCCATAGAGGCTATTTTTTTTTCATCTTTTAATAGCATTTTTGTATTTAGGGTATATGGATTTAATGTAAATGAATATTTTAAGTCAGACATTGTTCCTGAATGACAACAATCAAATAATGTAAAAATAGTAGCATCACTTTGTTCAAATAATGTTTTTAAAACATCATCTGTGATACTTTTATTATTTTTGTAATCAGATGTTACAAATACTTCATCTTTTTTATCTGCTTCATCACTATTTAAATCGGCGATTTGTGTTCCGTGTCCGGTAAAATAGAAAAATAACAAATCATCTTCTGTGGATATGTCAATCATTTCTTTTATTCTTTTTACAATAGAATCATATGTTGTGGTAAGTTGTGTATTATGTCCAACCTTATCAGTTAAAATTAAAATATTATCTTGAACAAAATTTTCATGATCAATTAAGTGTTTTTGCATAAGCAAAACATCATTATATGAACCTTTTAATTCATATGTTTCATCGTTAGTATAATTAACACCAATTAATAAAGCATATTTAACCATATATATTTATTAATAACATAATTAAATGATAGTATGAATATATTAGTCCTAAATTATATTCATAATAATTAATAATATTTTGTCATATTAGCACCTCTTTTGAAATCATCGGCATAAACTTTATAATTTTTAATGTTTGCATTATTAAAATAACGGAAATTATCATTAAAAAACTCTTTTAAAACTCCAGCCTTATATGGCCATTCATCACTAGTTAATATATATTTATCTGCTGGATTTAAATCAAAATAATCGATAGTGCTTAAAAACCAATGATTAATAGTTGTATTATCCATTCTATCAACGTTATCATCTTTCCAAATATGAAAACAACCACTATTATCAATATTAGAGGCATCTTCTTTGGTGCATTCTATAAAACCATTATATAAATCATATAACATGTTGTAACTATTTGTTTTTATTAAATTTTTTTTATTTTGGTTGAAAGTAACATTTCTGGTATTTTTTCTTGTTCTATACATAATTTTTGATCTTAAATTTTTTGTTCTTTCACTGGAACGTATAGGTTCAAAAACTTTACCAAACATAGCAGAACTATTTCTTCTAGGGTCCATATTTATATTAAATATATATTTTAAAGATTGATAAAATTTTAATTACATAGTTAAAATTTTATATTATATATTTAATTACAAACCAATAAGAATTCAATTACAATTTAATGGTAATTTTCCATATGTGAGCATCTAATACAGCAGGGTCAGTTTCATCCGTAGTTTCTTGGTCCAAATCACGACCATTTCCGCTACTACGAGCATTATCTGGAGAACCCATCCATGAATATTTGTATGCTTGACCACCTTTTTGTCCAGCGGAACAACCTGGGAAAGATTGAGCCATGTTACTGGCTAAAGCATCTCTATGAACCAAACCAGAAATATCCATAGCAGTTCCATCACTAGCTAAAATAGATACACCGGTTTGAACAGCTGTATCAAAACTCAAATGCAATTTAGGTCTTACATAGACAACCAATTCATCATCGGTATGGAATGGAAGAGGAGCAACTCTAGTTTTGGTAGAATCAGCTGCTAAATTAGAAACATTGGCGTCATTAACTTCGGTAGCACGACCACCATTGGCAATAAGCTGTTCAAAAATGGATTGCAAAACAGCATTTTTGGTTCCTAATTTTTGTTCAACGCCTGTGTCATTATCAGCATCAGCAGCGTAACCAGGTAAAAGAACTTGGTTACCTGAAGCATCACCTCCGATATTCAGAGTATTGTTGTATGAACCACCCAATGCTTTGGAAAGCTGAGTAGCAAGGGTATTAGCAAAATTCGTTTCTCCATCGCCCTTTTTGATGGTAGTGGTGCGAGTAACATCCGTTTGAAGCATTTTTTCATTGGTAAAGATAGCTTGAGACAATGGATGACCTACTAAATGAACAGCAGCCAAACGTGCCATACACGTTCCCATATCTTGTCCGGTGCCAGCGGCAGGAGCAATAGAAGTTAGGAATTTTTGAGTATAGGAACCTAAGTTGTTAGCAGAACCATCAGACGTAACCAATGCTTGTCCTCCAACAGGAATACCACCAGTGGAATGGTCGCCATCATTGACAATATGTTTTAATTTACCATCAAGAATAGCTTTGGAAAGTTTTTCACATAATGAATCTACTTTGTTACCAGAAGTATCAGTGTGTGTTTTTAAATAAAACAAGTTATGTCCAGCGACATCTTGATCGCCGACAGCAAAAAGTTGCATATCACCAAAAGCAAAAGGATTGGTAGCATCGGAACGCATATCAAGAGTGAATTGTAAATGAGAATCGATCATATCGTCTTCGAATTCTTCACCATACAATAAGGAAGAACCGGATACATCGAATAAGACAGGGACTTGAATAGATAAGTTGGTTCCAGCATCAGTAGCATAAGTGTTGTATGTATTGTAATCTAAATATTGATTATGTCTGACAAGACTGTATGGAAAAGTATCAAATGTACCTTGTAATCCACTATTAGCATGTCGTGGATCATCAACAGGATAAGTTTCAGCATTCATAATACTAGATTTATTACCTTCTGCAATAACCCAAGATTTATGATATACGTCTGGGGACGTATCTGGTAAGCTACTTCTGTAGTTTGGAGCAGAACTAGATGTTTGAAGTCCAACAGTAAGATAACCATCGTGATTTACATCACCTTCAGCAATATTCAATAATCTATCGAAGTTACGTGGAGGTCTATTATCAGAAACAGCAACAACTTGACCACTTACATCGGTACCACTTTGTCCAGTAGTTGGGTAAAAATAATTATTTTGTGCATTATATTGACCACCGTGTTGGTATCCATTTTTTTCACTATCATAATTCATCCATTTTTGTTTGGAACCCCATATAGTAGCAGGGTTCATAGCAATACTATCACTATTTGATGGATAAGCTGGTCCGCTAGACATATCTAATTCTGTAAAAACATTATTATAAGAACCATCAGCAATAAAACTATCGAAAGTAGCACCTTCTGCTCCAACATAAGCATTAGTTGCAGAATTATAAGCTACTGTTCCATCGGCATCAGCATCACCAAAATGAGCAGTATAATTACTTGCCAAAGCAAATAAATCACAATTAATGAAATCATTTTTTTCAATAGAACCAGTTGGCATGTAAGCTAAACTATCACCATTATGTCGAATACCAAAACCAGAAAAACGCAAATAAACTTTTACACCACCACAACCAGATAAATCTTGAAAAATATTATTTTTAATATTAAGTTTCCATTCACCTGAAACATTCCATGTTTGCAATGAAGCAGCAGATAAGTAAGCAGTAATGTAATTTTTAATTGTATTTCCAGTCATTTCAACATCTTTACATTGATTTACTTCAAATACACCCCATGGTTCATTACCATAAGATTGAACTAATGCATAAGCAGTGCCATCACTTGAACCACCAGCATTTTTGGCAGCTGTAGCAGCAGCAGCTGTTCCTGGAAGCCCATCTACATTAACTTGATTTCCGGAAATAACAGCTTTATTAATTTGAACTCCAGTTTTTGCTAGTGAAAATTTTTCTTTGTTTCCATCATTGGTATCTAAATAAGTAGAATTTAAAGGAGTATAATCACCACCACGAACAACAATAGCGCCACGATGATCGATGAATTTATTGTCTCTAATATAAGCTTCGGTTATAATACCGCCAGTTGGTGTTCCTACTTCTAAAGCAGCACCACAGCGAGATTGTAAAACAGTATTATTATCAAATGTAAATACACCTGATAATGTTGAATCTTTAACTATCATAATTTTATCAGTTTTAGCAGTTGCACTTTCATCACTGGTTGATTTACAGTCAATAGTGCAATAATTTATTGTTAAATTTTCATGTGTATTGGCGGATGGTTTAATCATAGAACCATCGGCACCATCATGATTTAATTTTAAATTGGTTAAAGTGACATTAGAAGCATCAATAATTAATTGTTCGGAAATAGTCGCTTGTCCAGCGCTTCCCAAAGTTTTAATAGTTACTTCTTTTGAAACAGTAATGGCAGAACCACCATTTTCTACATGTGTATAATGTAATTGAATAGTGTCAGTATCGCTAACATCAGCGTGTGCTAAAGCAGTCGCTAAATCAGCGAAATCAGTCGGAACAGTGTGTACAGTTGGCATTCCTTTATAATATTTTATAATATAAAAAAATTTGCCAGAATAAATAATTCTATTAATATTTTAATTATTTATTTAAAGAAATTAATTACTAAATTATAATAAAATGTTTATTTTCCATACATGACCATCAAAAATTGTAGGTTCTGTTAAATTCGTAAAATCTTGAGTGCAATCGCGATTATTACCACTAATTGTTGAATTATCAGGAGAACCCATCCAACTATATTTATATGGTTGTGGATTTTGAGCTCCAGCTGAAGAACCCGGAAAAACAACACTAATATCACTTTTTAACGCATTTTGAGTTTTTAACCCAGGAACATCCAAAATTCCACCAGAACTATTAAATATCTTTGTTTTAGTTTCACTAAAACTTAAATTAATAGTTGGACGAATATAAACTGTCAAAGTGTCGCCTGATTTAAAAGGTAGAGAAGCTATATTAGTTTTAGTAGTTCCAGAAACAGTTTGAGCATCTGATATATCATCGGAACGTCCGCCGTTATTTACAATTTGTTCAAATATAGATACTAAAACAGAATTGTAAATACCTGTGTTTTTTTCGACACCCGTAGTATTATTTCCACTAGAAGCCAAACCAGAATTTAAAGGATTATTATTAACAGAACCTCCAAAAGCTTGTGAAAATTGCATAGCGAGCTTATTAGCAAAATTATTTGTATTATCGCCTTTTTTAGTTGTAGTTTCGGCGGAGATTTTATCATGAATGTTTTGTTCATTAGAAAATAAAGCTTGTGATAATGGATGTCCTAAAAGATGCACACAAACAATTCTTTCTAAACATTTTCCTAAATAGAGACCATCGCTCGTAACAGGCGAAATAGATGTCAAATATTTTTTATTATATAAATTCAAAGAGGTATCAGAATTGATATCGCCATTTTGATCTACCAAAGCGCCTCCTCCAATAGGAATACCATCATTAGAATGATTGCCGGTAGGAGTTATTTGTTTTAATTTTCCATAAATGATAGCATTTGCCATCTTTTCACAAAATAAATCAACGACATTACCATTATTGCTGTTATGATTTTTTACAAAAAAAATATTATGACTTGAGTCCATATCTCCAATGCAAAAAGTATCTGTTAAATCGGTAACACTAAAAGGATAATCATTATCATTTCTCATATCTAAAGAAAAAGTTAAATGACCAGAAATAAGATCATTGTCAAAAGATTCTCCAAATAAGGTAGCATTACCTGAAACATCAAATAAAGGAGTTAATGTTATATTAATAGACATATGACATTATACTAGAAAAGAATTAGAAATAATTATTATTTTGTATTCTGAGTAGTTTGTGATTTTGAATTCATTTTAATAGTAATATACCAATTAGTAACGGGAATTTTAATTTCATGAATTTTTGTTAAAAATATTTTTGGAGGTTCGATAGTAATTTTAAATTGAACAATATCATTTTCTGAAAAAACGATAGTATCTTCTTTTAAAAATTGTGTTAAAATAAGTTCATCTAAATAATTTTTATCGTAAAAATTATCAACAATATTTTCAATAATATTAAAAATTTTATTTTTGACATTTTGATCGTTTTTAAATGGTGCAATAGCAGAAGGGTGTTGAAAAATAAAATTGGCTAAAAATTGAAGATAATAAAAATAAAATGTTCCCATATTTAATTTTTGTTTAGCAAATGATTTACCTACCATACACATACTACCATTTATTGAATTTTGTAAATGAATCATTAATTTTGAAAAAAATTTGTGATTTATAGTTATATTTTTATTATTATCTATAGTAAAAGCTTTTTTCCATAAATCTAAATCAATGATATTCAGAGATTCTAAAATATAATTATTAGCAGAAACACTTTGGTGAATTTCTTTATAATCTTGTTTATAAAGAGATGGATAAATTATAAATCCCTGTAAATCAGTTAATGGTTTCATTTCTTTTTTATTTTTATCATTTTTAATTTTTTCTTCAAGATTAGATTTTTCCATATATATTTATTTTTCATATAAAATTTGAAATTCTAATGCAAAAGACCAATCAATACCCATCATATCAATAGGAACTCCGTATTCGTCTATTAATCGTATATGTAATTTTGAAATATCTACAGGACCAAAATAATGTCTTCTTTTTGTAATATTATCAGTATTATCATCAAAAAGAATAACACCTTTACCTTCTTTTATCGTTACTCTAGCCAAAATATTATCTCTCATAAATGAATTTTCATATAAAACAGTTACAACATCATGAACAGATGAATTAAAATCATTAATCGATAAAAAACAATATCTTGTTCCGGCTAAATCGATAGCGGCTTCACTAGTATAAATATTAGACCCTTCATAATATTTGCTTCTAAATCCCATTAACCATCCTAATGTTTTCATAGGAGGAGCGGTATCGTCATGTATATTTCCAAAGTTTAATTTAAAATTTTGACCATTAGTAGATGAAATAGTAGTTCTTAAACTTTTTTCATTAATAGAAATTTCCAAACCATTTGCATTTAATCCACCTCCACTAATATCATTTAAAGTTTCTGTAAGTTTCCAATATTCATAATTACCTGATACGATGGTAGGTGTATGAGTTACACCATTTATAGTATATTTGAATCCATGATTGCCTTGATTAGCAGATATAACATGGGAAATATTGGGCAATTCTAAACTAGCTAAACGCATACTAATAACTTTTGTTAAAGGAGTTGTTAAATCAATAATAAAATCTGTAGAATTACTTTTAAAATAATTTTTTCTGAATTTTGTATCAATGCTTAATTGTGTAATAATAATTCTATTTTTCAATTTGTTAGCATATGGTGTTTCAATTGTTCTTTCATTCTGTAAAGCAACCAAAGTTTCATTTGTTGTTTCGTCGTCGGGTGTTCCCAATTGTTTAGATTTTTTACCATTCATATCGACGGTTCCTCCGGGGTGTTGAAAATCGAGTATTTCACGAAAAGTATTATAAACAAGTCCATGGTCTTTTGTTAATGCGGTTGTATCTTCAGGATCTTTAAATGGGGTTGTGTTTTCAATAGAATTAGAAGGTAAATAAGATTCATACGCGGGATCATATTTATTAATAACATTTTTTGGTAATTGCATTTGAATACTTCTGGCATCATCGGCATCTATAGTAAAAAAAGAATTTTTTAATTGACTTCTTTGTTTATCATTACTCATTATAATATAAATTAATAAATTTTATTTTATATTATAATTTAATTAACCATATTTTTCATTAAAAGTGTTCATTTCTTTTTCATATCTTTTTTTATCTTCAACCGACATTTTGTTATATTTATCTTTATTATCCAGTTCTTTCCACATTTTACCCAATTCTTTTGCAACCATTCCCATCATACTTTTGTCTTGTTTTTTTCCTTTACTTTTTTTCTTATATTTTTCAATAAGACTAGTTCTATATTCATCACAGAAGAAGAAATAAGACGATTTAGGTTTCTTAGGTGCATAAGGATTTTTTTGCTTTTTCAACTTTCTTTTTTTCCCTAAAAATTTTTCTTGAAGATAATCAATTTTATCTTCAGCTCCCAATTCAAGAGCAACCATTCTCAGCAATTGTGCGTGAGAATCATAAAACAATTCGTGCAATCCGACAGTATTATTTGAGAATACAATATTAGCCATATTAACTTATATTAATAATATAGTCAATTCTTTAATCGATTTTAATAATATATATATATTTTAATAAAATCATTTAATTAATTTAACCTTTTATATAAGGATACTATTGTAAGAAAATTCAAGTACATAATTTGATATAATTAGTTATTTACATAAAGGTGTGTAAATCATCATAGCAAAGCAAAAGAATGGAAATAACATCAAAGAAGTCAATAATGCTTTGAAAGGAACAAACGTTAAACAATGTAAGCAATAAAAACTACAATATTTATTTTTCTTTTCCAACATATCATAATTTTCTTTGTATGTTATAAAACTATTATCATATATATCTACTGCTGCTTCTGGTAAATATTCAAAATAAAGTTGTTCAAATTCATTATCTAGATTCATTAAAAATTCCATAGCCAAACAATCTAATACCATATTATCTACACCATGTCCCACAAATACAATCCAAATATTAGCACCATAAACAAATAAATTAAATCCGAATTCTTGAAATGTGTCCAACATAGTCCAAGTATCTGTTGCGGGTATCATTTTATTTAATCTAGTTCGATCCGTTAAATTATCCCATAGAAAAAAAGATTTTACAAAATATAATCCACATGCTCCAAACATAATTAATTTTTCTTTCCATGAAGCTTCGTTAGGACACAAAGAATTTCTATCGTATATATCTATTTGATTTGCTATAAGAGCAATATACATAGCCCATTGAGCTATGAAAACAATAATAGGTAATAATCCTAGCGTAGAGAAAATATGACTACAATAAACAGCGTTTTTTTTCTTTAAAACTTCGTTTTTATAACCTCGAGTCATATGATATTTAAATAAACTAAACATTCCAAATTTTGGATCAGCAATAACAATTTGTCGTTTTTCTTCATCAGTAATATTCAAATATGATTCTTTGGAATATTCAGAAGTATTTGATTCCATTCTTGAGACAACACCATCAGATTGTTCTCTTAAAAAGGATTTTTGGGGTGTTTGACAGGCTGGAGTAACTTTATAACTATGTTCAGTTCCTATCAATAAATCATCCCTAAATTTCGCGGCTATATGAGCAGATAATAATTCAACATTATCTTTTACAGCGCTACAACAATCACGAGCTTTTCTCATTTATTGTATTACCGGGGATATATTTAACTAATTTTTATAATTGTTTTATCATTTTTTTTGGATAATCAAAATATTCTCGATAAATAATTTCATGCTGAGTCCCATGTCCAATACCAAATATGGGTTTGTAAGCCATATATGTTATAATAATTTTTCTAATTCTTTTATGTTTTATAGTATAAACAAATTTTACAAACCGATATTTTTTTGTAAAAGAAGAATAAATTATATATGGTCCATCTCCACGATCAAAAGGTCGGAATCTTGGTAAATTATTAACAACAATATTATATTTTTTTACATTTGGATCATTTTGCAGATGTTTTCCATGGACATTTATGTTATGAATTAAAAAACTTTTTATATGATTCCATATTTCTTCAACAATAAACATATTATATATTAACAGTTAATTTTAAAATTGTTATAATATAATAAAAATATAATATAATAATGAAAAATTTTTTAGATAAACAATCAATATTTCATAATTACTTTTATTGTAAAGAATTTTTATTATTTTCATTTATTTTAATTACATTGGGATATACAAAAATTGGACTATTATTTCTTGGTATTTTAATATTCTTTTTTAGAAATACTTCCAATATGGATATAAAAAATAAAAGTGATATTGTTTCTCCCTCATCTTCTAAAATAATGGAAATAGAGAAAATGGGTTTATATCAGCGAATATTTACTTATTTATCTCCATTAGATAGACATTTTATGGTAGCACCAGTTGATTGTAAAGTTATAAATATAGATAAAAAGTTAGAAAAGGATGATGCGGAAAGAATTACGGTAGAATTTGAAGATAAAGATAAAAAACGTTTTAAATTGTCTCAAATTGTAAAAAAATTATTCAAAGGCTATGGTGTAATGGGTAGTTGGGTATCAAATATATTTTATAAGAATAGAATTGTTTGTTTTTGTAAAAAGGGTGATAAATTAAAAAAAGGGGAGAGATGGGGATTGATACGATTTGGAAGTAGTATGGAATATATGTTTCCAAAAAGTTATAAATTAAATTTAAAAATAGGGGAACATATGTCGTTAGGAAAAACAATAGGTAATATGTATAAAAAATTAACAAAGAAACCATATAAAGAACATATATTGGATGATATGTTTGAAAAAGTTAATATATGGTATTTTTTGATAGGTTTTTCAGCAGCCATGGTCATTTTTTGTTATGGTAAATATCGTTGTGATAATATAAAATTTCATAAAGATTTATTAGGTTGGAATTTATTTAAAAATTCTAAAGATACATTAGGATTGGATGGTTGGTCAATATCTCATTTTATTTTTTATATGATTTTGGCACTTATTTATCCATTTGCTTTAAGATTGAATATAATATCAGGAATAGGTTGGGAGTTATTTGAATATTGGGTAGGGAAAACGAAACCAGAAAGTTTAAAAGGATGGGGTTTTTGTAAAAATCCCAAATCAAAGAAAAATTCTGTTTGGTGGTATGGTAGAAAAAGTGATATAATAGCAAATGTATTGGGAGCATTACTTGGTAAATTTATGAAATTAGGTTATGTTTTTTAATTAATAAATCCGATATTAATAATATCATCTCCATATAATAAAAATTTTTCATTTATTAAATTTTTATTATTAGTTTTATTGGTTTTGCTAGTTTTTTTAGTTTTATAATGATCTATACTACATGTTCCACAACTATCACAATTGGCTAGATCTATCTTTCTTTGAATTTCATTAATAGAATTATGGGCCCAGCGGCCTAATAAAACGGGTTTTTGTTTTTTGAAAAATCTAGATAACATATTGTATAATATATATTACTTTTAAATTTAGTTTTAAATTCAATTTTAAATTAACAATTAAACTTTGTTAATATTCTATCTAATTCATTTATAACAAGGTTATATTTTTTATGATCTTTTACATAAAATTGATAATAGTTTGCGAATTCTTCATTGTGTTTGGAGGCCTCTTTTAATGATTCGAGGGTTTTTTCTAATTTTTTAATTTTTTCATCTTGTTGTTTAATAATTTTTCTTTGTTCTTCTACAATATGTTTATAATCTCTGATGTTGTTTTGATGTTTATTTTTCCAAATTTTTATCATTAAAGTTATATATCATTATGTATTTATATATTTCTCTCCCCAAATTAAACTTTTGAGTGAATTTTATATTTCAAATTATAATTTGCAAAATTAATTTAACTTTGGGAGAGAATTATTGAAAACAGCAAAAAATGCAAACATCTCTATAAATACTTTTTTTACTAAATTGACAATGAGGACATTTTTTTATTTTATCTTCATTTTTATCCCACCATTTATCTAAACAATCCTTGTGATAAAATTTTTTACAGTTTTTACAATAAGATTTGTATTGATTTTTTTGTATATCGCATAAGCAAATAAGACATTCTTCTATTTTAGTATATGAATATGGAGCTAATTTAAACATATTATATATAATATATAAAAAAACAATTTAAATAAAAACACATATAATATGTTATCTCTTTAATTATAAAACTTTTAACTCGTTTAGCTCAGTCGGTAGAGCATTGGTCTTATGAGCCAAAGGTCATGGGTTCGACCCCCATATCGAGTAAGCGACGTGGCGCAGAGGTTAGCGTGTCTGGCCCATAACCAGAAGGTCGGTGGTTCGATCCCACCCGTCGCTATTGGTTACTTACAGCAACTTTTCTAATAATAATAATAATAAAGTAACCGGTATATAAGCTCGAGTAGCTCAGTTGGTTAGAGCGTGCGACTGTTAATCGCGAGGTCATAGGTTCGATCCCTATCTTGAGCGGGGAAAAGTAAGAAGCCGACTTAAAAAAAGGCACCTTGATTGGAAACAGCTAATTAATACTAGATGAATAAAAGTCATTTCTTCTAATTAATCGTGGATTTTTTGGGTTGGATGGAGTTGGGTTGAGAAATGCAGATGGAGGTAAGGTTTTATTGATATAATTGTGCCTGAACAAAATTATTTAACACCAATCAGTATTTACCGGACATAGCTCAGTTGGTAGAGCGATTGACTGTAGATCAATTGGTCGTCTGTTCGATTCAGACTGTCCGGATCTGACATGAATTAGAAATGATTCATTAAGTCAATATAATTAATATTAAATTAATAAAGATAAAGCGTGCCCGATTGGCGGAGTGGTCTAACGCGCTCGACTTAAGATCGAGTCTCTTCGGAGGCGAGGGTTCGAACCCCTCATCTGGCAATAAATATTTATTATAAATTATAATTTTTTTTGGTGTTTTTTAACTAAATCACTATATAATTTCATAGCATCAATTTTTTCAACATCCTCTTTTTTTTTCCAAGCATTCCATTTTGCAGTTTCTTTGAAATTAAAAAAGTTTGGTTTTGATGTTGTGTTATTACCAATAGTTGCTTGTTTATAATATCCATATAAAAGTAACATTTCTTCATTTTTTAAATTTGTTAATTTTTTTGCTTCTTTGCATTTTCGTAAAAATTCAGCATGTATTTTATCCATATAAGATATACACAGAAAATATAATTTGCCCGTCTAGCTCAGTTGGTAGAGCGCCAGCCTTTTAAGCTGGTGGTCGTGGGTTCAAATCCCACGGTGGGCATTTTTTCTTTCTAATTCACAATTAATAATTAATATTCTTCTTTTTAATCTTCTTCTCTTTTTTTTTAAATTTTTTCTAGAATTAGTTTTTTTATACATATCGCAATTAGTAAAACTTTTTTTAATAATATCGGGGTTTTTGATAGTATATAAGCATTCTTTGTTTCGTGAGGATGCGCATATATTACCCATGTTGTTAAATAATTAATGTATAGATATAATCTATAATAAAATCAATTCGATTTTATAAGGGGATTTAGCATTTGGTAATGTGCGTGCTTATGCCTTGCACGAGATGTGTGGTTCGATTCCTTCAATCTCCACCAAACCCCCGTAGCGCAATTGGATAACGCGTTGGTCTTCTAAACCAAAGATTGTGGGTTCGAGTCCCATCGGGGGTAAAAAATAATATTTAATATTATTTAAATATTATTAAAATCGATTAAAGAATTGACTATTTTTAATAATAAAATGAATTTAATTTCACAAAATCAGAAAAATTTAAATGAAAATGAAAGATATTTATTTATTGAAAATAATACATTTGGTTTTGGGAATTATAGTAAAACTTATATAGAAAATGGTAAATATCGTTTTATTTTCAAAGAAGCGGTTTATCAAAAAAATAAAATAAATAAAATACAAACAACGGAACTATTATCAACACCTTTTGTAATAAAAATATTTAAAATAGATTATAATTTACCAGTTGAACTAGAAAGATTAATAAATTCATATCTATAAATAAAATCGAAATAAAAATATAATACTTACTAATTTTAATAACAATGTTAATTCAAATCTGCTTCTTTATATTTATATGTGGTGTAGCCTATGCCGGTCATTATGTCGATAAACATGGACTTGCCGGCGAATAATACAATGTTAATATATTTTAAAAATCATATTTAAGATAATTTTTAAAATAATGCAATGGAAACAATTTCGCTCTTAGTTTTTATTACGGTTTGTTTGATTTATATTGCATTAATAAGTTTTTGTGCATATTATTGTAGTAATTATAGAGAACCTTTTTGTTGGGAAAAAGAAAGTATAAATAAAGAAATGAATGAATTATTAAAAGAGGAAGATCTTGAGGAAGGTTCAGATAAAATTTATTATAATGAATTTTAATTATTTTCTATTTTTTCTACTTCTTTTCCTCTTTCGTTTTGTTTTTTTATAATTTTTTTGAATTATATAAAATGCAATAACTGTGTATAACACACGACCCAAATAATAAGAAACAATAATCATAAGAAGAAAA